AAAAGCAACTAAACCAAAAGAAAAGAAAACAGTATCGGAGATGGATGAAGAATTCCACACAGGAAAGTTTAGAACTTAAAATATTAAAAGATCTTTATCACAAAACAATAAAGATCTTTGGTCCACCTGGTACAGGGAAAACTTATACTTTAATTGAAAAGGTTTTAAAAAGTTATTTGAGAAAAGGTATTAGACCTCAAGACATAGCTTATTTATCTTTTACAAACAAAGCTGTTAACACTGCAGTTAAAAGAGCAATGGAATCTTTTCCAAACTATAGCACAGAAGACTTTTCTAGATTTAAAACATTACATACCTATTGTAGAAGATATTTTCCAGAAGAAGTGTTTGACCCTAAAGATTGTACAATTGATTTTGCACTTCAAACTAAAGTTATTAAATCAAGTGATAAAAGATTAGCTGATGATAACTTCATGTATAAGGATTGGTCATTGGGTGTATATAGTAAAGCTAGAAATTTATTAATAACTCCAGAAGAAGCTTACAAACAAGAAGCTTATAAAAGAGATTCTCTAACAGTTTTTTTAAGAAAGATAAGCACCTATGAACATTACAAAGTTGGTGGAGGAGAAAGATCATTTATAGATTTTGATGACATGATTGAAAGAGCTATTAAAGAAGTAGACTTCCCCTCACTCAAAGTTTTAATACTAGATGAGTCTCAAGATTGTACGCCTCTTCAATGGTCAGTAATATATAAGATGGCTTCTAAAGTTAAAAGAATTTATTTAGCAGGAGATGATGACCAGGCTATATACAAATGGAATGGAGCTGACCCAAAATATTTTACTCAATTTTTTCCTGGTCGTAAAGTAAAGTTAAGAAGAACTCAAAGATTTGGTGAAGCTATACATAGGTTCTCACAAGTAATTAGAAGGGGTATTAGTGATAGTGAAGAAAAAGAATATCTACCAGGAGGAAGCAAAGGTTATGTTAAAGCTTACTTATCATTTAAAGAAATACCTTTTGAAACATTTAATGAGGATTGGTATATATTAGGACGTATTAATGAGACAGTGAATGAACTTAGGATGTTAGCAAAAGATGCTGGTCTTTACTATAAAGATAACAAGGGTACAAAATGTTTTGATCAAAAACAATGGGAAGCAATTAAAGCTTGGACTACCATCACCAAAGATAAAAGTATTGATAAGAAAGCTGCTAGAAATATGTATAAATATATTAGAGAACTAGAAGACCCTGCTTATAGATTAGATAAATTTTGGAGAGAAGAACCAGACTTAAGAGAATATAATTTTGAAACATTAAAAGAATGGTGTGGACTAACATTAGAAGATGACCAAAAAAATAAACCTTGGTATTGGATATTAAGAAGAAACTTTAAACCAAGACAGGTAAGACACTTTATAAGATTACTTAGAAGATATGGACAAAAAGAATTAGATAAAGATCCATTAATAACAATAGATACAATTCATAGTGTCAAAGGTGGAGAAGCTAACCATGTTGTATTGTATGGTAAAGGTAATTACCCATCTGATTATAAACATAAAAATAAACAAGAGAAAAGTGATGAACGAAAAGTTTGGTACACTGGTGCAACTAGAGCAAGAAAAACTTTACATTTACTAAGATCTGACTATAAGTTTAACTATCCAATTGGACAAGATTATTTAATATATATACAGGAGAAAAATGCCAAGTAAAAATATGTTTGATGAATCATTCCCACAAGATAAACAAATTGGAGGATCCCACTACAAAAAATTTACCATTCAACCTTATGAATTTATTTCTAAAAATAGATTATCATTTTTTCAGGGATGTGTTGTAAAGTATGTTTGTCGTTACTTAAACAAAGCAGGTATACAAGACTTAGAAAAAATAATTCATTACTGTCAATTAGAAATTAAAAGATTAATGGATAGTAAGGATGAGGGTAATAAAAAAATTAAATGATACATAAATTTACCGTACCAGATGATATCTATAACAATTTAAATAATTGTATTAAAGATAAAACTGATCCATATAATCAACATCTTGTTGGCAACATTGCAGAAGAATATAGTATTTATGAATACAAAAATTTAATTGAAGAATTTTTACTTTATGAAATTGGACAGAGTAAATTTATGGAAAACTTTAAGTTGGCAATTTTTCATCCTAACCCTCAAAAATTAAAATTAAATTCTTTATGGGTTAACTTTCAAAAAAAACATGAGTTCAATCCTATACATAACCATGACGGTGTTTTTAGTTTTATCATATTTTTGAAAATACCTTACACGATGGAAAATGAATTAAAGAAATCTCCAGGAACAAAATCGAACCTTAATTTGGCAGGACATTTATCGTTTGTGTTTTTAGGAGAGGGTGATCGGGATCATATTATAAAAAATCATATACCTGCCGATAAGACTTGGGAGAAGCAAGGATTACTTTTTAAATCTCATTTAAATCATATTGTATATCCATTTTATTCAAGTGATGATTACAGAATAACTATTTCAGGTAATTTTTGTTTTGATAACTCTAATATTATGTTAAATGAACCAAACAATTAAATGCTCCGAGTGTGAAAAAAAAGCAATCATTATTGAAAATAAAATTTATTATTGTGGTCCTTGTGCTGTCAAGCAGTTTATTAATGGGGTGCATAAAAGACTTAGATCTAAACCCAGCAACAACAGTAATCAGAACACTGTTAAAAGGAAATAGCAAATGAGTAATGGACTGCAATTAACACTGACCTTTAAAAAATCTATGTGGAATACACCTAATGAATATAAAGATTTATCTGGTTATAAAGAAATTGCTATTGACTTAGAGACTAGGGATGATGGTATTAATGAAAGACTTGGAGCTGGTTGGGCTTTAGGTAAAGGAGAGATTGTAGGGTTTGCTGTAGCAGTTGAAGGATGGAAAGGATATTTTCCATTTGGCCATCTTGGTGGTGGCAACATGATACCTGAACAAGTAAAGAAATATATGAAAGATGTATGTGCTTTACCTAATACTAAAATATTTCATAATGCTCAATACGATGTAGGTTGGTTAGAAGCATCTGGTATCAAGGTTCACGGACCTATAGTTGATACAATGATTGCAGCGGCACTGATAAATGAAAATAGATTTTCATATTCTTTAAATGCTTTATCAGTAGATTACCTTAATGAAATAAAAGCTGAGACAGAATTGAGGGAAGCTGCAGCAGCACATGGAATAGATCCTAAAGCAGAAATGTGGAAACTACCTGCAGAGCATGTTGGTTATTATGCAGAGCAAGATGCAGAGCTTACATTAAAGTTATGGCAAAGATTTAAACAAGAAATAGTACAACAGAGTTTAACTACTGTATGGGAAATGGAGCAGCAGTTGCTTCCGATATTGATAAAGATGCGTCAACGAGGAGTGAGAGTCCAAGTGGAAAAAGCTGCAGAATTACAAAAAGAAATGAAGCTCCAAGAAAAAGAAATACTATTGGGTATACAGAAAGAAATAGGAATAGAAATAGATATCTGGGCACCCCGCCAGATTGCCAAAGCTTTTGACAAATTGAAGTTAGAATATCCACGAACCGAAAAAACAAAAGAACCTTCCTTTACACAAAATTGGTTGATTAATAATAAAAACAAAATAGCACAACTAATTGTAAGTGCAAGAGAAGTGAACAAATTTCATGGAACTTTTTTATCCTCTATTATGAAATACCAAGTTAATGGGAGAATACATGGAGAGATAAATCAGTTAAGAGGAGATAATGGAGGGACTGTTTCTGGTAGGCTTTCAATGAGTAATCCAAATTTACAACAAGTACCATCTAGAAATAAAGATTTCGGTCCCAAGATAAGAAGTCTCTTTATCCCAGAAGAAGGGCATAAATGGGGAAGTTTTGATTATTCTCAACAAGAACCTAGAATGACTGTACATTATGCAGCTTCTATTGGAGATGGTTATGAAGGATCAAATGAATTGGTAGAAGCTTATCAAAATGCTAGTGCAGACTTTCATCAAACAGTTGCAGATCTAGTTGGTATAGATAGAACTCAAGCAAAAACAATTGGCTTAGGCTTAATGTATGGAATGGGTAAAAACAAATTAGCAAATTCTCTTGGTGTTAGTAAAGATGAAGCCAATGAATTAATTATTAAATATAATAAAAAAGTACCATTTGTTAAAAAACTTTCAGATAGATGTAAATATGCAGCAGATGAAAAAGGAGTTATTAGAACTAAAAAAGGTAGAAAATGTAGATTTGATATGTGGGAAACAAGAGACTTTGGGTTACATCAGGCAGAAAAATATGAAGATGCAGTAGCCAAGTATGGTAAAGATAATATTAAAAGAGCATATACCTACAAAGCATTAAACAGATTAATTCAAGGATCTTCAGCTGATCAAACAAAACAATCAATGTTAGATTGTTATAATGCTGGTCATCTACCAATGTTACAAATACATGATGAACTTTGTTTTAATATTAAGGATGAAGCACATGCAAAAGAGATACAAGCTTTAATGCAAAACACAATTGAATTTAAAGTACCAAGTGTAGTTGACTATGGACTTGGAGAAAGTTGGGGAGATGCTAAATAATAAAAACATTCCACACAATAACCAGGATATGATTGCTTATGCTGCAGGATTATTTGATGGTGAAGGTAATATAAATTACGCACAATATAAATGTAAAAAAATAAAATCAAATAAAATTTATTTAAAATGGAATGTAGCAATGGAAATTGCAATGACTGATTTAGATTGTATAAAAAACTTTTATGATATTGTTAAAGTTGGTTCTATTCATTTCAAAGGAATAGGTAAAGGTTCATTAGGTAAAAAAGATCAGTGGAGATGGAGATGCTCACATCAAAAAGCTTTACACTTAGCTAAATTATTTTTGCCTTACGCAGTAGCTAAGAGAGAAAAGTTATTTAAAATTATAAACCATTATGAGTTTAAAAAGCCGACAGATGCCCTAAGTAAAAAGTTTCCTTTTTTAAAACTTAA